CTTCAGAATCGCTTTGCTTTTCTGTACGCAATGAAAGAGGCCGGTCATTCTCGCAGTGACTCGGAAAGGATCCCTTGTCTGATAAACGGTGACGATATCCTCATGCAGACGTCTTTGCGGACATCTAACGTTTGGATGAAGACCGTTTCTTCTCTCGGCTTGGAGGTCGAAAGGACAAAGACAAGCGTTGATGAGCATTTCGGCACTCTCAATTCGACTTTACTTCGCTGGAGTGGGGGGAACCTTCGGGTTCGTCCCACTTTACGATTTGGTCGTTTGAGACAGGCCGAATTCGTCAATTCGCTGTCGGTTGCTTTTCGAGACTGGCTTGCAGGAGTAAAGGGCAACCTTCGCTTCAGGGCCGGGGTAGTCTTTTTCAAACGTAATCTGGCGCTCCTTCGCTCAACTAGATTGAGTCTGTTGGAACTTGGGTTTCGTGGAAGACTTGCCCACCGTCTCGGGGTTCTTTTTTCGATGGATTCTGCCCTTTCTGAGCTTTCTCCTCCACCGATTCCGGTCGGACACAACTGTGTACCGGATTCACTTTGTACAATCAAATTGGAGGAGGATTGTGCTCCTGAAGTTCTTTTGGCTAACGATCGCGAGACCGCAGCTTGGAAGTTCTCTTTCAAGTATCGTCAATGGCTTGACCGAGCGAAGATTCTTTACTTCGTTCGATTGAGTGCCATCAACTCGCGTCGTGAACCGCAACCCCGTCTGGCGGGAGTGAGGTCTTGGGTCACCCCGAGTTCCTCACTTCCACTCTTTTTGGAGCCTCGACCGTCCAAGCCTCGTCGGCGGTGGATCTTCGACTCGTTGCTTATGCAACGAGATGAGGGTCCCCCTCCCGCGTACTCGGATCGAACTGGGGTCTCGCTCCCTTTTGGGGGCCACGACGCGATAAAGACCGGGAAGGACAGTAAGGACAGTTGGGGAGTGATCGACTTCGGCATTCACTCGGCGTCGCACGTTTAGTGCGTCGACCAAACTCAACGGTTCGGGCTTTCTTCTCTGTTGCCGATGATGTCAACGGTTTTTACTGGTTACGGTGTTACCCGAAGGCCTTTCTGTGGCGAGTGTCAGACGTCCCTTGAGGACGCTTCTCGCAGTCGGTTAACCCCCAGTGGGCGTTTAGTAGCTGGCAGCTGCGCGAATCCTTTGTTCCGGATTCTTCGCTCCCGGGTGCTTCACAGGCGGGAGGTAGGGCTAACCAGGCGGGCTCCTCTGACTAGGTCAGTGGGTGGATGTAGAGAAGATCGCAATTGTG